GCAAGGTCGACGAGGCCGTGATGGGGACGTCGGCGTGGGTCTGCAGCAAGGCGGGCTACGTGGACCTCATGAAGATCTGGGCGGCCCAGCAGACCACGACGGTGGTCGGTGGCGGCCGCGTGGTGCCGACGATCTTCGGTGCTCCGGTCTACATCGTGAAGGGCCTGCCCTCCACGACGCTGGCCCTGTTCGGTGACTTCAGCATGTCGACCGCCATCGGCCTGAAGGACACCGGGCTGGAGATCAACGTCGCCCGCGAGCTGCTCGTCCGCAGCCGCCAGGTGCTCTACGTGGCCTCGACGCGGCTCGGCGTGAGCAATCACGGCCCCGAGTTCGTCGGTCGCCTCGCCAAGGCCGCGACCTGATTCATTTGACTGATTCCGGCGGGGGCCGGCACTTGCCAGCCCCCGCCGGCTCTGGTCGGTCCTCACGGAGGTCCACGTGGCCGAGCTGGTCCCCGTCCGTCTCACGTCCGAGTTTCGCGGCAATCCGGCTGGGGCCGTCATCCAGGCGACCCCAGGCCTCGCGGGCTTCCTGGCGTCGACGGGCCGGGCCACGCCGGCCACCGACGTCCCGGCGGCCCGCAGTTCCGACAGGCTGATCGAGCAGGCAGTGGTGAGGGGAGCCGGATCGTGATCGTCACACCGCCCGACAACGTCGCCGTGATCGTCGCGCCGGTGGTCGAGCCGGTGTCCCTCTCCGACGCCAAGGCCCAGATCGGCCTCCTGCCCGAGCAGGACGAGCACAACTTCCTCATCGCCCAGAAGATCTCCGCGGCCCGCCGGCTGATCGAGCAGCGGCTGGGGATCACGATGGTGGCGACGAAACTCCGCGGCGTGTGGCGGCAGTGCCCGCGGGTCGTGAGCCTCCCGGCCCCGCCGCTCCTGGTCGATGCCGACCACCCGATCACCGTGACCGTCGACGGCGAGGCCGTGCCGGCCGGCGAGATCGAGGTCGACGCCGACCTCTGCCCGGGCGAGATCACGTTCGTGATGCCGCGGCCCGGAAAGCTGATCGTCGAGTGGTGGGCCGGGAAGGCCCCGGGCTTCATCCTCTGCCCGATGCTCCAGTCCGCCATCCTCATGTACGTCGACCACGCCTTCCGCAACCGGGGCGTGCTGGCCGACGACCAGACCGTGATCCTGCCGGTCGGCTTCGACGATCTGCTCGCGGCGTCCTCCTGGTCGGGGAGGTACTGACGCATGATCGCCACCGGCCGCCTCACGCATCGGTTCGAGCTCCAGCGTCCCGTCCAGACACGGAACGCGTCGGGCGAGAGCATCACGACCTGGACGAAGGTCAGGTCGTTCCTCGGCTCCTACGACCAGGAGACCTACAGCCAGGCCCAGCGGCGCGGCCAGATCGGCGGCAATCGCCAGGCGACCGTCATCTGCCGGGAGTTCGAGGGCGTCGACGCGTCGATGCAGCTCGTCTGCCACTCTCGCGGCGGCGACGTGATGAAGATCTCCAGCGTGGTCGAGCAGGACGGGGACCTCGTGTTCACCGTCGAGGAGGCCGTCGCATGATCTCGCTCTCATGGTCTGGCAATCCGAACGCCCAGATCGCAGCCCTCATCTCGCGGTACGCCGAGCTGCCGCGGCACATCGCGAAAAAGCACCTGCAGGCCGCGATGAAGCGGCGCATGAAGGACGGCGTTCCGGCCCTGAAGGCGATCACGCCGAAGGGTGGCACGCGGATCGTGCGGGCAGCCCTCAAGCGCGGTGCCGGTGGGCGGTTCGTCGAGGGCAGCGGCAAGAAGAGCCGCGTCCGCGGCGGTGCCCTGCGGCGTGCCGTCACGACGAAGGCGAAATACATCGGCCGCAACAAGGACGGCGTGGTCTACGGAGCCATCGGCTACAAGGCCGGCTTCGAAAGCCGGAAGGCCATCTGGCTGGAGTTCGGCACGGGCCGAGGCATCGAGCCGCGCAAGATCATGGAGCGGTTCCGCCGGCAGTACGGCGGCCCGGCCGCCGCGAAACTCGCCAAGGAAATGCGGTCGGCGCTGGAGAAGGCCACTCGCGAGATGGCCTCGGGTAAGAACCCCACCCGGAACTACGGGAGGTAATCATGCCCGCCCCTCACAACTGGCTGAAGGCAGCGATCGAGACGGCCGCCGGCTGCACCGCCTGGCCCGTGGAGATGACCGGCGGCGGTGATCCGCCCTACGTCATCTACACCCGCGAGCAGACCGCCCGCGAGCTGTCGCTCGATGACGAACTGAGCGCGACGCCAAGCCCGGGCGCCGTGCCACCGCTCGCCCGCTACACGGTCGCCGTCTACGCCGACAGCTACGTCCAGGCCTGGAGCATCGCCAACGCGATCACGGCCGCGATCCACCTGTTCGCGGGCGGCCCGGAGGACGCCGGCGGCGAGACCATCCATCAGTGCCTCGTCGTCGACGAGCGGGATGGGGACGCAGGCTACCTCGAAGGCCGCGAGCAACCCACGTACACGGTCGAGCTCGACGTCGAAGTCCGTTTTTCCTGAGGAGGTTCCCATGCCCGATCCAGATCCCACGGTCCTGACCAGCCACGGCACGACGTTCACCTTCAAGGTTGCAACGTACAAGTGCGTCGACATCAGCCGCGAGGGCTCCGCGCCGTCTCGCGAGCGGGTGGACATGACCACGCTCGACGTGGCCCACGGCAGCGAGGCCGTCATGGTCCTCTCGCCGATCAAGCCGAAGCGCGATCCGAAGAAGTTCACGATCACCTACCGGTCAATGTCGAACACGACGGAGATCGTCGAGGGCGACGAGGGCGCGCTGACCACCACTGGCGGCACCGGCAACTACCGCGTCACTGCGGCCGGCGTGTCGCGCAAGACGGCCGCCTACGTCGAGGGCACCGCCACGTTCGAGGAGCTGATCGCCGACGAGGTGACCTTCGCGGGTCTGACGATCTCTTGACCATGGTGAGCGTGATCCATGCCCGGAATCTACTCATCCCACGGCACGACCGTCTCCTTCAACGGCGTTCAGATCGGCTACCTGACCGGCTACGACTGGGAAGTCAAGGCCGGCCAGCTCGTCGAGCGGACGCACGTTGGGAGCCGTGTCGTGGGAACGGGCGCGAATGCACGCGTGGTCAAGGAGTACGACTGCACATCGGTCGAGCCGGCGACGCTGGCGTTCGCGTTTTGGGGGCCGCCTTCGTTCTCGACGGACGATGCCGGGATGAAGGCCACGATCGTTTTCGAGACGGCGGGGGTGGAGATCTCGGGGCCAGCCATCCTGCTGTCGTTCAGCCACGCCGGACGTTCCGGGCAGTGGTCAACGGGAGTCGCCACTTTCCAGCTCACAGGAGCCCTTACCTGACATGTTGACGTTTGACGAACTGCTCGACCTCGCGGCCCGCAAGGGCGCCCCTCTGGAATACGAGGTGAAGGCCTTCGGCGGGAAGAAGGTCTTCATCCGCGAGCCGTCGAGTGCGGACATCGACGAGTGGCGGATGTGGTGCCGGAACCACCAGGGTGGCGACAAGCCGATGGCGGCGAAGCTCGTCCAGATCCTGCTCTGTGACCAGCACGGAGACCGGATCGTGCCGCAGACGGATGCCGCGCTGCAGCAGCTGGCGGACTCCAGCCCGAGGGCCATCGACGAGATCGCCCACTTCTGCCTGCCGCTGGTCAACGAGACCACCGACCAGGAGCTGGAGGAGGAAAAAAAAGGCTGAGGGCGAACCCGTGGGAACTGTTCACCTACCGGCTCGCCCTGGAGATGGGTGTCTGGGACGTCGAGAAGCTGAAGCGAAGGATCACGAAGCGGCAACTGAAACGGTGGATGGCGTTCTACCTGATCGAGCCTTGGGGTCAGCCGTGGCTCGTGGCCGGTCGGATGACGAGCTGGATGCGGTCCGCGTTCACTGGCAAGTACGACCGACACGACGAGGAGCGGTTCCTCATCACCTACCAGATCGGCGACGAGTTTCGGTCGAAGGTTCCGCGGACGGAAGAAGAACTGGCTGAAGATTTGGCGAGCCTTCCGGGGCTCACAAAGAAGGCAAAACCATGTCGATCATCGGCAAAGTCTCGGCAGTCTTCACGGCCAACTCGTCCGGGCTCGTCACGGGCGTAAATCAGGCGGCCTCGGCCATGCGCCGCATGGAGGGCTCCGTGGCCTCGCTCCGGAGCGGCATGAACACCCTGGTCGCGATCCAGGGGGCGCAGCTCTTTGGCTCGATCGCGAGCACGGCCTCGAACTACGTCCGGTCGCTCGTGTCGATGGGGGCGGCCCAGGCCGAGGTGATCGACCAGCAGAGCAAGCTCGCGGCCCGGGTGGGCATGACCTACGGCGAGTTCGCCGGGCTGGCCCTCGCGGGCGATCTCGCGGGCGTCGGGATGGACACGATCGCCAAGGCGGCCACGAAGGCCGACATCGCGTTCGTGAAAGCCCAGCAGGGCTCCAAGACGGCCCAGGCGGCGTTTGCGAGCCTAGGGCTGTCCGTGGACCAACTGGCGGGCATGTCGGCCGCCGAGCGATTTCAGGCCATCTCCTCCGCGATCGCGGCCCTTCCGACGGAGGCTCAACGGGCCGCCGCAGCGACGCAGCTCTTCGGGAAGGCCGGGGCGGAACTGCTCCCGCTGTTCGCCGGCGGGGCCGAGGGCATCGCCCAGGCCGCGGAGCAGGCCCAACGGCTCGGGCTGGCCCTCACGACCGCCCAGGGGCAGGACGTCGAGGCGATGAACGACGCGTTCACGCTCGCAAGCAAGGCGATCCAGGGTGTGATCCAGCAAGTGACCGCGTACCTCGCCCCGGCGATCAAGGGCATCGCGGACACGTTCACGAACATGGTCGGCTCGATCGGAGGGGCGAATATCGGCCGAACGATCGGGGACGGCATCCTTCAGGGGGCGCGGTTCCTCGCCCAGATCGGCGACTACATCATCACGAACTTCTCGTCGGTGTTCTCCTACTTCTCCGAGGTCGGGCAGCAGTGGGGGTCGGTGGCCGACTTCTTCAACCGCGCCGGAAACTTCCTCTCGGGCGTGTTCAACGCGGCCCAGGCCGGGCTCGGGTTCGTGGTGCTCGGCTTCGGGGCCGTGGTCGAGGGGATTGCCAGGCTGTTGAGGACCGGCGCCCGATTCCTCGGGATTGACACGCCGTCGCTCGATCAGGCCGTCGCTGGCGTGTCGGCCTTCAACGCGACGATCTCGGACGGAATCGAAACCAACCTCGCCCAGGCCCAGGCCGGATTCACGGCGGCCTTCGCGGAGAACGCGACCCCGGTCGGGCAGGCCCTCGCCGGCCCGCTCACGACCGCCGTCGATGCTGCGGTCGCCAAGGCCAAGGCATCGGCCACCCAGACCGAGGAGTCTGGGAAGGGCGTCGCCGACAAGATCGCGGAGCAGATCGCCGTCGCGGCCGAGCCCCAGGCCCTGAAGGGCGTCGACTCGCGATCCCAGGAGGGCGTCGCGGAGATGTTCAGGCTGATGCGCGGCACCGGCCAGGACGTTCAGCAGCAGCAGCTCGAGGTTCAGCGGCGGATCGCCGACGCGATCGAAAATCAGGACATGGACTACCCATTCGCCATCGACGGAGCCTGACATGGGAGTGGTAGGAACGCCTGAACGGCAACCGTCCGGCTTTTCCGGGAAGTACGGCGAGAGTCTTCGCGTCCCCGAGAAGTGGCGAATCCGCGTCACCAGCCCAGCGACTCCGAAGATGACGATCCTGGCGAGCGCTGCGGCCGCCGGTCTGGGCTACGGCACGCCACACTGGGAGTTCCCGGCCCTCAAGGCCATGGAGTTCGACCTCCAACCAGAGAGCGACGGGCAGGTGTGGTGGCTCACGGTCCAGTTTTACATTCCTCCTCCCGGGAAGGTGATGAAGGCCAACGGCCTCCCGGAGGACGTCTGGGAGCGGAACGGCGGGGCGACCACGGTCCCGGCCTTCACGGACGCCTCTGGGGCGACGATCACCAACTCCGCGAAAGACCCACTGGAGGGCCTGGAGAAAGAGCGCGAGGAGACGAGCTGGAGCCTGACGAAGTATTACGCCACCGAGGCAGCCCTCAACGCCGACATCGCAGCCGCTGCCGGGAAGGTCAACAGCGGTGTATGGGATGGAAAAGCAGCCAAGACTTACAAGTGCTACTTCAAGGGCTCCAAGAAACAAAGCATCTCTAAGTTCGACGGCGACGACGACGGCGGGAAGCTCGACTTCATCGAGAGCCGCTGGGAGTTTCGCTACGACCCAGGCACGTGGAAGGCCATGCCGTGGGACGTTGGATTCATGGAGCTCGTCGGATCGGAGCGGAAGGCGATCCTCGGCAACGACGGGAAGCCGGTGAAGCAGCCGGTGGCCCTCAACTCCAACGGCACGAAGAAGTCTCCGGGCCAGGCCCCGAGCGTGATCAACAACGGTGCCGGCGTGGACCTCTACCCGTCGGCCAACTTTGGCGCCATCTTCGGCACTCCGGAGCTGCTGTGAGATGGCGCACGTTCGATTCTCCGAAGGCGACGCCCGCCGGATCGCGGCCGCGACCCGCGCGTACGAGCGCGGGAATCGCGACATGGCCCCGGTTCGGTTTCGCGACCCGGGCGGGGAGGGCGGCGATCCGATCCGGATCGGGAAGACAACCTCGACCTGGACGAAGGGGTCGCTGGCGACGATCACGCTCTACGAATCCGGCACGCCGCCGAACGAGACGACCGGCAGCGCGACGCAGACGCTCGAAGGCTGCGTCAACAAGTTCGGCGACGTCCAGAACGGAAAGTGGGTGTCGGTCGCGCGGGCCGCGAACGGCTCGTGGTACCTGATCGCTGCGGAGTGCTAGATGGACCTTCTCGCTCTGATCGCCGCCGAGCCGACGCTGCTGCCGCTCTGGGCGGTGCTGGCGTTCGCGGCCGGGATGTACCCGGTGGGGATGCTGTTTTCGTGTACGCCGTGCTGTAGACCGTGCAGTGCCTGCTCCGAAGGCACGCTGCCGGACACGTTGACGGTGACGCTTTCTGGGCTGCCGGAAACGTCGCCGGGGCCTGACCTTATTTCTCTATCCTTTTCGTCGTGCTTTGGCAGCGGAGCGTCGGGGAGGGTGACGGCCCCCGGTCAGTCTGTCGTTGGCGGCGACCCGGCGGATGATCGCGGCCCGATCTCCGCAGTCGAGATAACCAACGGCGGCAGCGGTTACGCGAGTCTGGGTCGAGCGGCTCCAACTCTGTCCGCATACGTTGACAGTTGGAGCGGCACGGGCGCTGAGTTTTCCGTCTCTACGCAACTGGCGCAAGACGAATGCGGACGCGATTACTGGAAGGTCTCTAGTGTCGTAG